ACTGACTTTTTTGTTATGCCTGGTCTTGCTGGCAAAGTTTATGCTTATGACGGCTCAGCCGGTAGCACTCAAATTATCGCAGGCCGTTTCTTGCCAAATGTTGCAAACACCGCAGCAAGCGCAAATGAAGAAATCGAAATTCTCGTCAATGTATCTTTAGGAGTCTAAGTAAATGGCAAATCCATCATATACAAATCTTCATCCAGTCAATGAAATTCTTCGCAGTCTTGCCATTGAAGCAATCCCCAGCGATAGCCAGCTGATTGCAGATCAAGTAATTGAAGCAGTTGATGTTAACGCAATCGGTCCAACCGGTACTCTTCTCATTGAAGAGACTCGCAACTTCATGGGATCCCCAGATGTTGATGCTCAAAGAGCTCCAGGAGCAAGCCGTCAAAGAATTGGCAACTTTGACCGTTCAAGCACCACCTTTTCAGCTAAAATGTATTCTTTGGCTGATGACATTGCTCTTGAAGACATCAAATATTCTCAATATCCAGGTAGCGAAGAGCAAAGATCTTTCAAAAAAGTGCAAAGATCCATGTTATTGGCAAGAGAAACAAGACTTGCAAATCTGCTTTTTGCATCCGGAAATTGGGGATCATATACATCTGCTTTATCTGCTTTAGCAAGTGGATCAAATGGTACACAATGGAATCAAGCAGGGGCTGAACCTTTAACCGATCTTCATGCTTTGATTGATGTTATTCGTGCAAATAGTCATGGTATCTTGCCAGATACTTTGGTGCTTGGTTATGGTGCTTTAAGAGCGCTATCTCGCAATGCTGAAGTGCGTGGATTTTTCACTGCTGGCTCTACTCCTTCCGGTACTGCTGCTGGCAACCGCTTGATGAAGGATGACATGGTCATTTCCGTTCTCAAAGAAGTCTTAGGGATCCCAAATGTACATGTTGGCAGTGCTAGAAGAGAAACTGCAAACGCTGGTTTAACTTCTTCTGAAGCTCAAATTTGGACCGATGACAGTGTTTTTATGGGTATCATGAAGGGCTCTGATGCAGTTGCCAACAAGAACGGCGTCAAGGTTATGCCAGTGGCCGCTTTGAATTTCGTTTATGAAGGTTTCTCAACAAAAGCATTTGATGATCTTGAAACAACAAAGAGAACCGTCTGGATGGAACACACACATCAAGACAAGATCATCGCTCAAAATTATGGTTTCTTGCTTACTGATTGCTTAGCCTAAGTTTGATTAAATTCCTATGTATTGTCCTCATTGCTTTAGTCTTTTCAATAGTGTGGTGCACCTAGCAGAAGCGGGAGGTGCAGACAAAGAGGCAATTGAGGACCTCAGGAAGCAATGGATTGATCAACGCAATCCACAAATGAAACTTCTTCTTAAAATGAGGTTGGATACACTGATCAAAGAAGTGAATTCAGCTAAGACTTTTGAAGAAGAAATGAAGAAAGCGACAAATCGATTATATCGTGCAATCGCTGAAATGGTCCAACAAGGTCAGGGACAGATGCTTGTTAGTATGTCGCCAGATGAGCTTAAATCATTTTTAATCTCAAGTGGCATGGGAGACGCTTTGACATATTTTGAGCGGTCTCAAGTGGACATAGTGGAGATGATCAATAAAGCAACGATTGAAATTGATCCAGAATTTAGATCAGCTCCTCCTGCTATTGTGCAGGCAATAGCTCAACAAACCTCATCACAAGTTTTTGATGCTCAAATCTTGCCGTCTCTAAGTAGTGCAATTCGCAACATGGCAACAACTGCAATAATCGTGGGAAGCTCAAAGCCGGTGCTTGATCAAATGAGAGTGGCATTTGATAAATCTGTTGGCATAGGCACAACTCAAGCCAGAACGAAGATCGCCGAATTTGGCCGGTCAATCAATGCTTTAAATGCTGATGAGGCAGGCCTTGAGAATTTTATTTATGTAGGACCTAAAGACGGCATCACTAGACCATTTTGTCGCAAGTTGGTTGGGAAAGTGCTATCTAAAAAACAAATCATCAAGCTCGATAATGGTCAGCCTTCAAGTGGTCCACCATTGACATCAGGCGGCGGCTATAATTGCCGGCACTCTTGGGCGCCAGTGAGCAAGGGATTTCTAAAGGTCAATAATTTAACGGTTGTTTCAGATAGCGAGATAAAGGATATAACGACATGAGAAAAGCGCAACAAGGCAAAAACTATAATTTCATTTGGCAGTCTCCAGCTCCCTTAAGTGGCACTCCATCAATCGCCTTCTATCTTGAAGGTGGATCAGTTGGTGGCGCTATGACTCAAGGACGATCTGATCTAGTGGCTACTGATTTAGATAGGGATAGGCGAGCAATAACTTTATCAGCATCTGCCACCGCTTTAAAGCCTTTTCAAAGTGATGCATTTTTATTGACTGATGCAGACACTTTTTTTGCAATCAAAATTGTGCGAATAGCCGGCAATCAATTGGTTTTGGCTGATCCACTTCCTAGAGATATATCTTTTAATGCAAACTCAACAATTCAATTTGCGAGTTGGCTTTATACTTGCTCATCCTCCAACATCACAGCATCTAAGCAAACAATTGCTTATGCTGTTGAGTATATACAAAGTGAAGGCACACAGACAATTAATCGAGTTGAAAAGGGAAGTTTAAAGGTTGTACCCCGTCCTTTTGATACTGGCTTAGATCATAATAAATTGTGCTCAATTTTCCCCCATGTTGCTGATCTAGCACCTAGAAGATCCAATGGTTTTGAAGAGCAAATATCATCATCACTTGATGAGCTTGCTTTGTATGTGAGAGATTTAATCGTTCCAAGAGATGTTGATGAAGATGATATACATAATTCACACGATTTGCTACAGGCTCATGCTTATCTTGCGATTGCTCGTATCCATGAGCTTAATGGCAATATCGATTTAAGCGAAAAAATGAGAGCAAGAGGGATTGAATTGGCTGATTTATCTATGAAGACAATCAGTTTAGATTTAAATACTGATGGTATCATTCAGACAACTGAAAACAATCAGCGAGTAAGTGCCAGTAAAGACATTCGAGGAAATTTCGCCGGCCGAGTCGTTGGAGAATATGAAGCTCAATTCATTCCTGCTAGAAACATGAGATGGTAAATGAAAGCGACTCTAAGCCTAAATCTGCCGGCGCTAAATTTAACTAAGCCAGTTATGACTGCAATCGCTCAAGATATCCTAGCAATCATCAAGATCAGAATTTACAAAGGTTTAGACTATAATCTTAACAAGTTTAGACCATATTCAAACAAGCCTATTTACATTTCTTATAAGTCAACAACCTATAAAAGACTCAAACCAAAAGGCGGGATAAAGAAGCCCAATAGTATGTTATTTCTTGGCGGATATGCTGAATATAAAGAGAAGTCTAGAAAGCGATCAAGTGCTATTCAAGGACAAACTGCGGCGGTTGATTTAACTCTATCGGGAATGATGCTGCAAAATTTTGTTGTGCTTGATTCAAGCAATACTAAATTTACAATCGGCCTTCTGCCACCGGTGCAAGATTATGGCTTTGCAGTCAATCAAGATCGCGGCTTTATTGGTCTTGCAAAAAAAGAAGTTGATCAGTTGATTGAAATCGTTAAAGCGAATTTACTTGGAGAATAATTATGGGAATTTATGACGCACTGGATCATCTTATTGATCGAATAGAGTCTATCACTCCAAAGACTGATACTTATCATCATTTTATTTGCATCAAAGACGCTCAAGGAAATACATTATCGCTTGAGAGCAGATCAAATCAAAATCGCTTGTTTGATATTGCCTTCAATACTCTTGCTCAAGATGACGGTCAAGCCGGTATCAGTGGCAGAAAGAGAATTGAGCTATCGTTGAGAATAAGATATGATGTAGGTGGAGATCGTGGATTGCTTGAACGGATGATAGCAGAAGACTCAAGCAAGTTGATCGACACCTTGAAGCAACCCGATTATGATTTTTCAAATACTGGAATAACTTCTCTCATACCAGGTCAAGCCACTTCTCAGGAGATCCAAAATGATCCATCTCAAGCTGGCTATCTTTTGATTTTACCTTTTACTTTACTCTATTTGGAGGATTGACATGACAGTCACACATAGATCAATTTCCGTTGCTACTGAAGCAACATTTGGCAGCTTATCATCATCAACCGGCTTGCCCGATTTCAGTGGCTTGTCTTTCATCTCTTTACCATGTGAAAGAGATCCAGTTGTTATTTATGGCGATGTTGTTGCAAATGAACGACTTGAGACAAGAGATGGGCCTCATGGTTTGCCTCCCGAACCAGATACCGTCTGGAGTGGATCAAGTCGAGTACAAAGACGCACCGGTCAAGTGCAAATCACAATGGATTTCACCACCGTTGGCAGTGGTGCCAATACATATGCATCAACCGGCTTAGGGAAGTTATTAAATGCTGGATTTCTCACAAATCTCGCCGGCTTTACTTCTAGCGATACCGTCACTGCTGATGATGAGAATGTATTTACGCCAACTACTACAAATACAAATTATAAGATTGGTGGCGTTGTCTCTTCCCTCATCAATGGAAGATGTGAATATTCATCAGTGACCGCCAATAATCGTGGTGGAGCTGGTAAGATTGGCGTTTCTCCTGCATTTAGTGCAAATCCAACCGCTATTTATCCAATGCAAACTTGGTACACTCCTTATGGTACTTCAAGCGGTCAAGTTGTATCTTCTTTGTGCTTTAGAGTTGATGGCGTTGGTTTCCGTACTTATGCATATGGATGCAAACTCGCCAGCTTAAATATTTCCGTTAATGCTGGCCGAGTTATGGGGGAATTCACTTTTCAAGCAGCTTTAATTCAAGACGATCATGGCAATGCAAGTGGACCAGTTGAACCAGTTGTTTTAAGTGGCGCCACTCAACATTTTAGAAATGCTTATGCTGTTGTCTCTGATGCAGTCACTTATTCAAGAACCAATGTGGTTGGTACAACTGGCGAAGAATTAAGCCGTATCGCTCTAGATGCTGAAGGATTTACATTTAATATTGCTAATACGCTATCACCTAAAGGCCACTCAAATTCAATTCTTGGAATGTCTGACATGGAGGTTTCAAATGTTGATGTTGAATGTACTTTAACTTTATCATCAGTGAATACAACTTTAGCATCAGATTTTAATGATAGAACAATCCGTCAAGTGTTAATAGGCACTGGACCGGTTGGCGATGGTAAAGGCTTGGCCTTATTCATCCCTGCCGGCTATTTGACAGTTGATCCAAATAAATACGATGTAGCCGGTGAAATCGTGAAGCAAGTTTTGACCTACAAACAAAGCCGATTCGGTGGTGATGTCGGTACAACACAGCCAGCAAATTCACCCGTGAGAGTCGCACTAGGAATTTAAAAAATGCTAAAATTCAGCACTACCACCACGATTGAAATTAAAATTGCTGTTTCTTGTGATCCAGCTCTAGACATGACTCCAGCCGAGATTTCAGCTTATCTTCAAGGAGATTTTGACTCTCTCAAAATCAAGCAAGATCAAGCGCCAACTTTCTTCTTTATCAAGCCACTCTCTCCGGCTGATAGAGAAGAAATAGAAATCAAGGCTGGTGCTTATACTAGATCGGAGCTAGGCAGAATGATCTATCTTGATCAACCAGATGATCAGAAGGCTCGTGCTTATTGGCATGATGCTTTATCAGATCAAGAGAAGAACGCATTTGCTCAATATCAATCCTACTTGAATCGTGTGTATGCTGAGACTGCAAAGAAGGCGCTAGTGAAGATCGAAGGATTTGACGGTAGTGCGTGGGATGCAATTCAATCAATTAAGCCGGATGCACATCGGATTTTAACAATAGCGGAAATAGTTGCTCATACTCAAAGACTTTCCCTTTTAGGTGACTCGGGAAAATAGCGATCACATCCTCAATCTGGCTATCTCAAAATAAAGGGAGATCTTGGGGATGTGAGCAATGCAAATCTAAGCCAGGATTGAGACAACTTAGAGGAAATTGTGGCGGTCCATTTAAAAGGGGATTGCCTCATTTAGATGAAGATGAGCAAGGCCTATTTATTCCGGCTTATCGTGTGG